GTTTCCGCCATGATTAAGGTCATCAGACCTACACGCTCAGACTTAGTAAGTCTAAGACGGCTAACAGTATCGGACTTGATACCGCCATGATTATATTCGAACAAAAGTTCGGTATAGATGTCATTTAATTTATTCATTTTAAGTTATCCTTTCTAAGATACTTTCTTGGAGAGCGGTTATTTGCTAGGCTCACCCTTTTGGGATTATTTGCTAGGCTCACGCTCTAATTCTTTATTTAATTTGTTATACTATAAGCCTAACAGGGGGGACTGACATTTTGCCTATCACAAATCGGACATGTCGGACATTTCAAAATAAATCTTAGAATAATCGTGTGATATACGCCACATATGGTCGCTCTATCTGGACAAATCGGACATTTTAAATACGTGGATCATACAAATAAAATCTCTATTAACATTTTGGTAGATATGAATATTATAGTCGACTAGGATTATATATGGTATATAATATACATATATGAAAATATCTAATCTTGGTCCAAATATTTGGTATTACGAAAATGCAATACCAGAATCTAAAAAATTTATTTCTTTGCTTAATGAAAATAATGATAATGAAAGAATTACATCCATAATTCCTAAATGGTCTACATGGATGGACGGGGGACCTAAGAAAGATGATTACTCCCAGTGGAATCAAATTGGATCTCCTATGGGAGAGGATAAATTTATTGACTGGGATCGTACATTAAATGGCTTCGGTAAAATTTGGCCAAAGATACAACCTAACTCAGATGCACATACAGAGGCATATGAGATACTTAAGTTAATAGATATACCATTCAATGAGGTAATTGAGCATTATTGGTCTACCCGCCCAAAACTTCCTAAATTAAATTATGTATCTAAAAATTATCCAGTGAGAAAATATAATACTGGAGCTTCCATGGGGGCACATATAGACATAAATAAATATAGCCCATCTATGGACATATCAATATTAATATATTTAAACGACGATTACACTGGAGGAGAAATATATTTTAATGATTTAAATTTGAAAATTAAACCAACTGCTGGCTCTATTTTGATTTTCACTTGCAATCATTTACATGAATCTTTACGCATAGAATCTGGAAATAAATTATATATACCTATGTTTGTGCATTCTGAATATGGCATAATAACTGGATTTAGAGAAGAATATAGCGCCATGCTTCCACTTATTAAAAATAAAAAATAAGCTCTACTTTTCGACGCACTTTCAATTTCGCACTATATTTAGTATACTGGACATATTGGTCCATAGCTCAGCTGGCAGAGCGCAGAGCTGTTAACTCTGATGTCCCAGGTTCGAGCCCTGGTGGACCAGCATGGCTTCATCGTCTATCGGTTAGGACATCGCCCTTTCACGGCGGAAAGACGGGTTCGATTCCCGTTGAAGCTACATTTGATATAATGTCAATATGAGTATACCTAAAGTAATTTGGCAAACACATGAATGGGAATATTCCGATCTTCCAGAAATATATCTAGAAAATAGTAAAAAATGGCAACAAGAAAATCTAGACTGGGTCTATAGATATCATAGCTCTAAAGACCGTAGAGACTTTTTACTAAATAATAATTTTTTGCAATCTAAAACTGCCATTACAAGGTACGATAATATGTTTAAACAGCAACAAGCAGATTTTTGGAGAGTGGCTGTAGTTTATTTAAACGGGGGTGCCTATATAGATATGGATTCTATTCCTAAAGGCCAAAACATGCTTGATAAGGCCGTAGTGGACGCAGACTCTTTAGGTACACCATATAGCATAATATGTACTTATGACCCAAATCATTTAGGTGTAGGGTGTAATAATTCTCATTTTATAGGAAAAACAAAATCTGAGTTTTTAAAAAATTTGTTAGATAAGTATTATATAGGTTTTCATAAAGAATGGGATTACGAGCTAGATATACAAATAAAAAGATTAGAATTTATAGTCAACTCAATTAATTTCGGCAGAACAGCTTTATATAGAGATGACGTTGCTTTTACCTTTGGAGAACTTTATCATGGCGATGAATATAAGCCTGAAAACTGGGAAAGTTTGACAATCTAATTTTTTAAATGCTACAATCTTAGCCTTGGACAGTTTTCGGAGATAATATCAAGGGGTTAAACTCCAAGTGCGACAATGACGGAAGTTATTAGTCTGATGATCTAATCCATAGATTATTCAACCGATGAATTGCAGGCTTACAACCTTAAAAGACAATTTCGGGGTCCTTTTACAAAAAAGGGGTGTAGGGGTTGTATGCTCCAAATCTGGAAGTATCCAATTAAAAGAACATAATATAATAGATTATAATAATATAAAGATATACTTAGATTATGAAGTCGGAGAAGACGACTGATCGTAAACATAAAGCTTTTTTGATAGAATATATCCAAAAGCTAAAGTCTTCTACTCCTTGTATGGATTGTAAAATTTCTTATCCATACTACGTTATGGATTTTGATCATGTCCGTGGGCGTAAGCAAAAAAATGTAATGGAACTCATCCCTACATTATCTAAAAAGAAAATAGATGAGGAAATAGCAAAATGCGAAATAGTGTGTTCAAATTGCCACAGAATCAGAACTCATCGAAGGATAGTAAAAAAAGCGGGGAAATGAGAATTTGGGACTTTGATCTTAGACCAATACCAGTAGATCATGAGACTGATTGGGAATACATTAATAGATGCCATAAGGTCCATATATACGTAGTTGGTCCTAATCCTCCAGCTATATGGTGGAGTATATAATATGCAACTTTGCCACGTATCAGATCATATTTTTGAAAAAAATTCAGAAAATCAGCTATTATGTGTTAACTGCAATGTAGGGTATTTAGATTATTTAAAGGCATTAGATCAAGTAGCTGAATCTTTTAGGCAATCTAAAAAAATCTGATATAATTAATTCATGTCTATATATGATATTTCGCTAAAATCTTGGGATGGTAAAGAAAACATCTTATCAAATTATAAGGGTAAAGTAACCTTAATCACTAATGTCACTGGAGATTGTGGAAATGCTCCTCAATTTTCTGTAATAGAAACACTATATAAAAAGTACAAAAATGATGGTTTTGAAGTACTAGCTATTCCAACAAATGATTATTGTGGTGCAAATTTAACATACGGAGAGCACGTACATGGAACTGAAGATGCTTCGGGAGCTAAAGATTTTGCCGAAAACCTATACAATGTTACATACAATTTTTCTGAACTAATTAGTTCAAATCCAACACCAGAAGAGGTTATTCCTGGTCTAGCTTCAAAATATGGACAAAATCCCGTACACGAAGTATATCAAGAAATTTTTAATCAAATGGCAGAGTCAGAATATTCCAATAAAAAATATATGTTCGGAAACTTTGAAAAATTTTTATTTGATAAAAATGGAAAATTAATTAAGCATTACTCTAATGGATCTTTGTTAAATCAAAATTATGAAAATTATTTGATGGGTCTAAGTGATAAGCCTAATGCTGACAGGGCAGATAAAGAATATATGCAAATATGCTCAGACATAGAAATGGCGCTAGCTTCTTAAATAACCAAGTAATATTCTAGTTGACTAAGATATATATTAGATATATAATAAATATATGAGATCTATTTATCAGAAATTAATAGCAAGTGCTTTAATTATTATGATGGCATACATAGCATTTGCCTACATCTTAGCCTAAATTTAAAATAGCCTTTAAAAGCCTTCTAAGGCCTATATCCCGATTTTCTGGGTATATAGCTAGGGGTAAGTATGGGTCTTCTACTTCCGCCGCACTGAAATTTTTGCAATTGCACTTATTGAGAGGATTTAGTATCCTATAACTATGGAACAATATATTAGGGGAGATAAGCCCCTCTGGGAGTATCTAAATGAAGAACCTTATACTATCAGACAAAGAATGGCTGAATATTTTTTAGCTGACGAACCGTTGGTAATAGATATAGGTACCTATAAAGTTCCACTTAAGACTAATCAACAATTAATATCTATAGATCCACTTAAGACTTTTGAGGGTGGATACAATAAGGACGTTAAAACATTTTTAAAAGAAGTAAATCCAATTAATTTTTCATTATCTTGTCTAGGACTAGCTATTGAAGGTGGTCAAGATCAATGGGATGCATTTATAGAATTATTTAAAAGATCTAAGATATCAGTAGTAGAGTATTCTAGGGATGTGCATGATCATTCGTATTTTGATCAAATAGAGACCTTGTGTAATTATAAAAAGGTTTATTTTAAAGCATTTTTAGATATGCCAAATGTTGAGGTTGAAGGTATTAAGCCATACCCTAGAAGAAAATTTTTAGTTTTTAAATGAGTATTGTAAGGTTTCTTCTACACTAATAGGTTTAGGTAATTTATTGTATTTTTCAATATATTCAATAATCTTATTATGATCTATACCGTAATTTTTTACTATATCCATATCTGTATTGTAAATCTCTTCCATCTGCCAACCCCAAATAACTGAATAGTTGGGTATATTTTTAGATACCTTAAATATTTCCTTAGACACTTCAGATAATCGAAGTATCTCATAATGATCAATAAATATACAATCGTAAGATTCATCTGATTTACACTCAGAGGCGTCATCAATTATTACTTTTACCTTATTAGGCATTTTATTATTTTTTAAAAAGCATTCTATAACATCTGGATATTTTTCTATAACATGCACTTCTGTGACATTATCTTTAGAGGCTATCCAATCAGACAATACCCCAAAACCAAATCCAGTAAGCAGTACTTTGCCATATGCTAAATCATAGCATGTATAAAGTTGTTCTCTAGATATGTAAGAATCATCAAATCTCATCCATTCTACCCCATCTACTATAAGGGCATAGGATACTTCTTCTCTTTTTATTATTGTATTATTTACTTGCGTTTCAGCAAAAACAACCGCCATAGTTTTTTTAAAAACCCTTCAAGTTTATTTTGCATTTTAAGCTCAACACTTTCATTTTTATAATGATCTGACTGGAAGTATGGGCTAAACATTTGATCACTAAAATATCTTCTTGGACTCATAATATAATTATACACCAATATAGTATAAAACCCAATCAGAGGCGGATCCGATTGGGTTTTGCTACTTATTGTAGCTACGTAAGGAGCCTAAGCTCGACCTACAAAATAATTGTATAATTATTATTTTTCAAAGTCAATAAGATAAATTAAATTATTCCTTAGATATTCTTTCATTCATAAATTTTGTTTTTTCTTCTATAGTATCAGCAAATTTTGGATTTACTTTAAATGGGCTACACCATTCATCTAATTGTTGCTCTGTAGGATTTTCGTATTTTCCTATTTGTTCTTGCCATTCTGGGCTTCTGTAGTTATAAAACGTTCCAGGATTATCTTCAGCATTTAATGCAAAATTAGAAAATACAAATCTTGTACCAGAAGTTGTTTTTTTAGTTCCATGATCGTAAGGTTTACAAGCGCCATGTAAAACAACATCTCCAGCCTCTGGCTGAACTACAAGACAAGGCTCTTCTAGTCTTTCTTTGCTAATATCTGTTCCATTTTTAATGCTTCCATCTGGATTAATATTTGGGTAAAATAATTCTCCCCCTGTAAATTGTCCAAAATAGGCAGTCATTCCATATTGTAATGAACAACAAGCAGACCAAGTATCTATTTCAAAAATTTCATCTTCTGCACCCATTCCAGGACTGTCGGCATGAACAAACATTCCTTCATCGTGAGGCTCTGCAATCATTAAGCTTCTCATTGGATGTATTACAATTTCTGGATGTATCAGCTCAGACATAAATTTCCAAACAAGAAAAGTGCTTGGCATAGGGGGGCAAACCTTATCTTCATACCAGTTATTTGTACTCCATATATTTTGAGGCATGGTTCTTTGAAAATCTTTTAAATCCTTATTAACCTCATTCATAATTTCTTGAGGAATTATATTTTTGTAAATAAATATTCTATCTGATAGTTTAATACATTTTGGATTGTCGTAAAACATTTTATTTATTTGATCTCTTGTTCATATTTTTTAATTATTTTTTCAAATTGAGGATTTGCTTTAAGTGGCGTATTCCAATTATTTAATTGATCACTTGTAGGATTCTTATATTTTCCTATTTGATCTTCCCATTCAGGAGTTTTATAATTATAAAAAGTTCCTGGGTTATCTATTCCTAATAAAGCAAAAGTAGAAAATGCAACTCTAACCCCAGACCTAGTTTCTCTAGTTCCATGGTCATATGGAGAACATGCCCCATGTATGACTATATCCCCAGGTTCTGGTTGAATTTCTAAACAAGGTTCTTCAAATCTTTCCTTTGTTGACTTACTATCTTTTTTTATCGTTCCATCTGGATTAATGTTTGGATAAAATAATTGACCGCCAGTAAATTCATTAAAATATGCAATTGCCCCGTATTCTAATTCGCAACAAGTTGTCCATTGATCTATCTCAGAAAGCATATTACAATTTCCTTTTCCTGGACTATCAGAATGTACGAACATTCCTTCATCTCCAGGCAAATTAACCATAAAACTGGTTACTGGATGTATGACGAGTTCTGGGTAAATTAAATCAGAAATAAATTTCCATACCAAAAAACTACTTTTATAAGATTCGGTCATTTTGTCTTTATACCAATCACGGACGCTCCAGTCATTCTGTAAACTTTCTCTTTCATAAGAAGAAAGATCAGAATTAACTAAATCCATTATTTCTTTTGGAATTATATTTTTAAATACGTATATTCTGTCTGATAGCTTAGTGCAATTTGGCTTATTATAAAACATATAATAATTATACCACTTATATATTTTTATTTAATAATTGATTTTTCTACTAATCTATCATACATACTTGATGATATTGCTTCAAAAGAAGGTTTTCCTTGTTCTATGTGCTGCTCAGACTCTTCATCAGAAATTCCAGCATTAGAATATATCAATCTCATATCTTCAATAAAGCCATCAACCATTATTTTTATTACTTCTTCTTTATTCATTTGAGTCTCCATTTTCTGTTGTCAATGCAGGGGCTGGGCCTAATAAAAATCCCTTTTCATGATACTCTATCAGTTTAGCCACTTCATCCCCATCATCCTTTGATGAGTATTTTGCTAATAACGTTAAAACATCGTATATTCTATGTAGCATTATATAATTTACCATAGGCAAATTATCTTCAAGGTTCTTAGATTGATTATTCTCGTCAGACATTTTTACCAACTCTTTCTTTTATATCGTTATACAATTTTTCTCCAATAAATTTTTTATAGGAGCATGACAAACAATATAAGTATATATTGTCTTCCAAATCTAAATTAGATTGAAGAAGGCCTTGGTCCATTGGGCATTCAAGCCTAGGCACAAGACCCTCTTCTGATAAAGCTATATATTGAGATACATATTGTATCTGTCGCAAAATTGCTCCTTAAGCTTTAGGGAATTGATTAATCAACTCCTTGGCCTTTCCTATTGAGTTAGGCCATGATGACCAATCTTTACCGCCCTTGGTCATATAATACGTTATCTCTGCGTTTGTTACTGGATCAAATAATTCCTTATTTGACACTAAATTGAATTTTTCTAATCTATCTACACCAAGTTCCCCTAGCATATTAATTTGAAAAATCCCGTAAGATTTATCACCAGTTGATTTGTTGTCGTTTAGAGCAAGCGGTCTTCCGTTAGACTCTACCCTAGCAACAGCCCAAGCTGTTTTTAAAGCAATTCCTTCAAATCCCACAGCCCATAATAAATCTTTTAAATCTTCGGCTGCAAGCATTTCAGAATGCTTATAAGTTTCATTGCTGAACTTATTTATTATTTCTCTCTTTAGTTGTTTTTCGGTTTTTTGTACCTTCTCAGGCGCAGTTGTTAAAGCTTGACTGATTGTAGGACCAGGCTGGACTGTAAATAAAAATAATGTTATCATTATAATAACAGTCCAATTATGAACTACATCGCTCAAACTTTGTTTGATTCTCTCCATTGGCATTCCTCCTTTAGAGATAACGAACTATAATAGTAGCATTGATTACTTAAGCGTGTCAACCCAGTTGACCAGAAAGAATTTATGAATATTTCATTTTCTACGCCTATAGTTAACCTAAGAACTAATAATGGATACGGATATGCAAGTAAAAATATAGTAAAATCTTTAAATAATCTAGGACACTTCACTCCATTTCAAGATCCAAAATCTAAATTACAATTAAATTTTTCACAACCATCACATTTTAAATTACATAAAAATCAATATCAAATTAGTTATACACCATGGGAATCTACCGTAATTCCAGAAGATTGGAAATATTATATGGATGCATGCGATGAAGTTTGGGTAACTTCAGATTGGTGTGCAAATGTATTTGAAGATAATGGCTTTAAGGTTTCTAATGTATACCCACACGGCATTGATCCTATGTGGATACCAAATAGAAGAAAAGAAAACGGTGTAATTAAATTTTTGCATATAGGAGAACCAGCACCAAGAAAAGCTGGACAAATGGTACTAGATGCATTTGGTAGCTTGTTTGGAAATAAAGAAGGATATTCGTTAACCATTAAAGCAGATCAAATAAATACAACTAGAGTATATAACAATTATTTAGATAAAAATATTTTAGGCGTTCCAGATAAATATTACAACAACGTGTCTATAATTACAGATGTTTTGAATGACGAAGAACTTGTAAGCCTGTATCAGTCTCATGATGTTTTAGTATATCCAAGCTATGGAGAAGGATTTGGATTTATTCCACTTCAAGCACTAGCAACTGGCATGCCAACAATTTGTACAAGCGGCTGGGCACATTATGAAAAATATTTAGGGCCATTAAAATTAAAATCAGAACTAATAGATTCACCTTGGCCATTCCCACACGAAGGAAAAGTTTTTGAGCCAAACTATCAACACCTACTTGAACTTATGAGAGACGTTTCAATAAACTTTAATGCATATTCAGGATATTATTTTGCTCAGTCAACTAAAATACATAAAGATTATAATTGGAAACAGTTGACCAAGAATTCATTTGATAAAATTTTAAAAAAACTTAATTAAAACCTAGACCAATAAAATAAAGTTTGGTACACTTAGACTTCAATCAAATTTTAAAGCTGCGTTGGCGGAGAAAAGGTCGTATATAAATGTCATTTACAATTGAAAACCCATATGAAAATTTTATTGCATTATCTAGATATGCAAAGTGGGTTCCAGAAGAAAACCGCAGAGAAAATTGGCAAGAAACTGTAGATAGATATTTTTCTTTTATGTTAGATCATTTATTTAAAGAGTATTCATACGAACCTTCGGCAAAATTAATATCAGAATTAAAACAAGCAGTTCTAGACAGAAACGTTATGCCATCAATGAGAGCAGTAATGACTTCTGGCCCAGCATTAGAAAGAGATCATGTTGCTGGATACAATTGTTCATTTGTTCCAGTTGATTCACCACGTTCATTTGATGAAACAATGTATATTCTTATGTGTGGTACAGGTGTAGGATTCTCTGTTGAGTATAAGTATATTAATAAACTTCCTGCCGTCCCAGAATCTTTAGAAAAATCAACTACAGTAATTACAGTAGAAGATTCAAAACAAGGTTGGGCAAAAGCATATCGTGAACTATTAGCATTACTTTGGTCTGGACAGATTCCAGCAGTTGATGTAACTAAACTTAGACCCGCAGGCGCAAGACTTAAAACTATGGGCGGAAGATCTTCTGGACCACAGCCATTAGTAAATCTTTTTGATTTTACAATTAAGATATTTAAAAATGCAGTTGGAAGAAACTTAAAGCCAATTGAATGTCACGACCTTATGTGTAAAATTGGAGAAGTTGTTGTAGTTGGTGGCGTTCGTAGATCTGCAATGATATCTCTTTCTAATATTAATGATATTGAAATGGCAGCAGCTAAGTCAGGTAATTGGTGGGAGAACAGTCCACAAAGAGCATTGTCAAATAACTCAGTTGCTTATTCTAGAAAACCAGAAATGGCACAATTTATAGCAGAATGGAAAAATCTTTATGACTCAAAATCTGGAGAACGTGGAATTTATAATGTTGCCGCTGCACAAGCACAAGCAGCTAGATATGGAAGGCGGGATCCTGAAATACACTATGGGACAAACCCTTGCTCAGAAATTATTTTGCGTCCTTATCAGTTTTGTAACCTTTCAGAAGTCGTATTACGTGAAAAGGATACAGTTGATGATGTTAAAAATAAAGTAAGACTTGCCACTATTTTAGGAACGTGGCAATCTACATTAACAGACTTTAAATATTTGCGTAAAATTTGGAAAGATAATACAGAAGAAGAAAGACTGCTTGGCGTATCTTTAACAGGACAATTTGGACATAAATTCTTTTCTGGACAAGAAGGTTTAGACAAACTAGAGCAAACTCTTGTATCTCTCCGTGAATCAGCAAGAAAGGTAAATGCTGAAGAGGCTAAAAAAATTGGAATTCAAGAGTCAGCAGCAATTACTTGCGTTAAGCCATCAGGTACAGTCTCGCAACTAGTCGGCGTTTCTTCTGGAATGCATCCGTGGCACTCTAAATATTATATTAGAACAGTTCGTGGATCAAAGACAGACCCAATCTCTGTTTTCTTAAAAGAAGTGGGCATACCAGTCGAAGATGATGTCATGAAACCAACAGAAACATATGTATTTTCTTTTCCAATAAAATCTCCAGACGATGCAATTGTTAGAAATGATTTAACCGCTATAGATCATTTAAACACATGGCTTGTTTATCAAAGAGCATGGTGTGAGCATAAGCCTTCAATTACTGTGTCAGTAAAAGAAGACGAATGGATGGAAGTTGGCGCTTGGGTATACAAAAACTTTGATGAAGTTTCTGGAATCTCATTCTTGCCTTCTTTTGATCATTCATACAAGCAAGCACCATATCAGGAAATAACAAAAAAAGAATACGAAGACTTGTTGTCTAAGATGCCAAAGTCTATTCGTTGGGAAGATTTATCTTTTTATGAAACAGAAGATGGAACTTCTACAAACGCCACGCTTGCATGTACGTCTGACGGAAATTGTGAACTTGTAGATATCTCTGCATAGTGGTATTATATTAGTATTGGGTAACCCCCAAAATTCCTGGGCACAAGGCTCAGAAATAGGAGGATCTTAATGAAAAAAGATCTAAATAACGATGGAGTAATAACAATGACAGAACAAATCCTAGCAGCGCTTGGAACTTATGCTCGTGCATTTCTTTCAGCAGCTATCGCTTTGTACATGACTGGCAATACAAATCCAAAGGACCTTTTGATGGGTGGAATTGCAGCAGTAGCCCCAGTAATTTTAAAGGCTCTTTCACCAAGCAATCAAGAGTTTGGTTTCAAGTCAGCTAAGTAATTTAGTAAACTGAATTAAGAAGGCTCCTGTGCTAAAATAAGCATAGGAGTTTTCCTATTTTAGGAGATTTTGAAAATGGCAGTACAAAAGAATTTTGAAGTAGATCAAAATGCTACATTCACCTTTGAGGTTCAATACACCTTAGAGGATGAAGTCACACCAATAAGTTTAGTAAATGCAACTGCAAAGATGCAAGTACGTGATACTAAAGGTGGATCCAAACTAGCATTTACACTAACATCACCTTCTGGTGGTATAACAATTAATGGCGCAACTGGAACACTAACCGTTAAAATGACACCTACCCAGACAAATAAACTCTTTTATCCAAAATCTTCTTATGACATTATGGTTGTCGATTCTAACGGGAATAAAATAAAACTCCTTGAAGGGTTTTTAACTCTCAGTAGATCGGTAACTATATAATGTCAACAGAAAAAGTAATAGTAACAGAAGTAAAAAATAAAGTAATTATAAAATCACCAGGACCACAAGGTCCCGCTGGAAGAACTATATTAAATGGAAGCTCTGCCCCATCAAATAATCTTGGGGTTACAGGAGATTTTTATGTTAATAATACTACACATGAATTCTATGGACCAAAGCTCACAGACGAATCTTGGGCTAGCGCAAATATAATTCAATTGGTTGCAGAAGGTGCAGATTTTGCATTTTCTCAATCATGGGAAATAGCTCAAGTAACTGGACCAGTTAACAACGTATATTCAGTATCAATAACACATAATTTAGGATTTTTTCCAAACGTAACAACAAAAGATAGTTCAGGTGAAACAGTTGAAACTGGACTAGAATATGTTAATGCAAACACGATTAAACTGACAATGGCTCAACCATTTTCAGGGACAGCATACCTGTCATAAAGGAGAAGTAAAATGGCAAGAAAATTTTTAGTTAGCTTAGACCTTAACAAAAATGAATTACAAAATGCTCGAATTCAAAACCTTAGTACTGCGCCTTCAAGCCCAGTAGAAGGTCAAATATATTTTAACACAGTAGATAAAATTGTATACTTTTATGACGGAACAAACTGGATTTCTACATCTGGATCCTTAGAAGTAATTCAAGATGCTATTGGGGCATACGTTTCTGGTGGCACTGGCCTAACAGCGACATATAGTGACTCAACAGGCACTACAACAATTGATTTAGATAATACAACAGTAACAGCTGGATCATATGGATCCACAACAGCAATTCCTACATTTACAGTAGACGCACAAGGTCGTTTGACTGCAGCAGGAACAGTAAACGTAGCAACTAATCTTTCAATTGCTGGAGATACTGGAACAGACACAGTTGATTTATTAACTGACACACTAACTGTTGCAGGTGGAGAAGGAATTGACGTTGCTGTAACAAACAACACAATTACAGTTTCAGCAGAAGATGCAACTTCATCAAACAAGGGTGTTGCCAGCTTTGATTCAACAGATTTTACAGTAACATCTGGAGCAGTAACATTAAACGCTGAGCGTGTACAAGATATTGTATCCTCACAAATTGTTGCAGGCGAAGGCATTGATGTAACATACGATGACAACGCAGGAACTCTAACAGTAGATGCAGAAATTGCAACAACTACAAATCGTGGTGTTGCTTCCTTTGCTACAGCAGACTTTACTGTAACAGATGGCGCAGTAAGTATCAAAAATGTTGATCTTGCAACACAGACAACTGGTAACTATATTGCAACAATTGCTGGAACAGCTAATGAAATTGAAGTTTCTGGCTCTGGATCTGAAAATTCAGCAGTAACAATTGGACTTCCAGACAGCGTAACAATTACCAGCGACTTAACAGTTGGTGGAAATTTAACAGTTAATGGAACATTAACTTCTTTAAATACTGAACAAGTAACAATTGAAGATAACGTAGTTGTTTTAAATAGCAACGTTACAGGTTCCCCATTAGCAAACGCTGGAATTGAAGTAGAGCGTGGAACTTCTACAAATACATCAATTATTTGGAATGAAACAGATGACAAGTGGACACTTACAAATAACGGTGCCGACTATCATGCTATTACTAGGAAGTATGTAGAAACCCTTTCAACCTCTGCAACTTCTTATACAGTAACTCACAATTTAGGATCTACTGATGTATTAGTTCAGGTTTCAGAAGTAGCCTCTCCATATGCTAAGGTTGAAACAGATGTAGAACTTACATCCGATTCAGCGGTAACAATTAAATTTGCAACCGCACCATCATCTGGAGCATATAAAGTAGTAGTTATAGGATAACAAATTGAAACTAAAGTCTTTATTAAATTTAGCAACATTAGCATCCGACCCTGCGGGGTCGGAAGGCGATGTCTTTTTTAATACAACAGAAAAGGCTTTAAAGATTCATAACGGAGCAATATGGGTAACAATAGCAAGCAATACAGACCCAGCACCATTTTATTTACACACTCATACATACGATGGAGCAATACATACAATTGATATTGAAAACCCAATAACATTTAAAGAGATAAATAATGTCGCAAGTGTTTTAGAAAATATTCCTAAAATAACAGGATTTGATGGAGGCCAACCTTCAGATATTGTTGAAGATCCTAGCTTCTTAGAACTATCACTGCTAGATGGCGGAAACGCTTAATATTTTAGGCAATTATAAATACCAGATGATATAATTATCTTAAGTCATAACTAAGAGGTAAAACGTGGCAACAAACTTTCCAAACTCATTAGATACATTGGTAAATCCTAATTCAACGGATCCATTATCTAGTCCGTCGCACTCTGAACAGCATATAAATCTTAATGATGCTGTTGAAGCAATAGAAACAAAAATTGGAGCAAATGGCTCTAATGATTCAAATTCTATTCAATACAAGATTGCAGCAATACAAACAACTTTAACTGACATAGAAAACAGCACCTCAGTAGCAGAACTTTTGTTAGGTCTTGAAGGAAATAATGATTTAACAATAAGTGGAATAGAGAACAAAACAACAGTAGACAGTTTTGCCAAATCTCTATATTCAACAATAAGATATACACTACAAATCAAAAAAGACAACTTGTTTGTTTCTGATCAACTAGATATAGTCAATGATGGAACAGACTTACATATAAATAGATATGAAATATCATCAAATACAAATACTTCTCTTTATACTGTGCAATTAGAAGAAAATGCAGGTATAATTAGCTTGAAAGTAACACCGACAAGTGGATCTATAACCGCTAGATATTATAGAACCGCCTTAAAGTTTTAAGGCGTAAGGGGAAACAAAAAAATGGCAACAGTAGATAAAAACTTTAGAATTAAGAATGGTTTAGTTGTTGAGGGATCAACAGCTACAGTAAATGGATCTAATATCCTTACTGAAAACTCACTAGAATTTATTCAAGATACCGTAGCGGCACAACTTGTAGACGGAACACATACAAACATTTCAGTAAGTTATAATGACACTACTGGAACAATTAGTTTAACTGGCGCAGTAACATACACAGACGAGCAAGCACAAGATGCCGTCGGTAACGCAGTCGGAACTGGACTTTCATACAACGATACAACAGGTGCAATATCTGTTGACACAGCCACAATTCAGGCTCGTGTTGCAGATGTATCTGACACTGAAATTGGATACCTTAATGGCGTAACATCTTCAATTCAGACACAATTAGACGATAAGTCAACTGCAAGCAAAACCGAAACATTAACAAATAAGACCTTAACATCACCAAACATAAATGAAAACGTAGCTCTTACAGCAACCGCTACAGAACTTAACATTCTTGATGGTGCAACACTTTCTACAACAGAACTTAACTATGTAGATGGCGTAACTTCTTCAATTCAAACACAATTAAACAATAAATTTGATTCAGCAAATGCTTCAACAACAAATATTTCAGAAGGCACAAACCTTTACTTTACAGATGAAAGAGCACAAGATGCTGTAGGAAATGCTGTAGGTAATGGTCTTGATTATGATGATGCAACAGGAGCAATTTCTGTAGACCCTTCAGAGTTTACATTAAACTCTATCGGCGCACCATCTGCAGCAGTGGCTTTAAACAGTCAAAAGATTACTGGCCTTGCAACACCAACAGATTCAACAGATGCATCAACTAAAGGCTATGTTGACGGATTAATTACAACAGAGGTATCAAATCGCAACACTGCAATTTCAACAGCAGTTAGCAATTTAGTAGACGGCGCACCAGACCTTCTTAATACTCTTAATGAATTAGCAGCAGCAATTAATGATGACGCTAACTACACAACAACTATTACAACAGCATTGGGAACAAAGGCCCCACTTGCTTCACCAGATTTAACTGGAGTCCCAACAGCGCCTACTGCAGCAGCAAACACAAATACTACTCAAATAGCTACAACAGCTTTTGCTAAAGCAGAAGCAGACGCAGCACAGTCAGCAGCGGAAGCCACAGCATCAGGAGATGCAACATCAAAGGCTAACGCCGCTCAAGCAGCAGCAGAAGCCACAGCATCATCTGCTCTTTCTGGAGTAACTGCAGGAACCACAGCGTTTACAGCAGTAAATGTTAACTCAGTAGCTAAGCAAATTGCTGCAACCACAGGTAATATTGTTACCGCAGCCGCAACTACAGCTTATGCATGGGCAAAGGCTTCATACCGAAGCGGAGAATTCCTTGTTAAGTCAAAAAATGGAAATCACACAGAAGTTGCAAAAATTATGGTAACTCTAGACTCTTCAGATAACGTCTATATCACAGAATATGGAATGTCATCAACAAGTGGAGTTGCACTTCAAACAGTTTCAGCAGATGTAAGCGGAACAGATGTAAGAATTCGTGTAACACCTGCAAATAACAATACCGAAGTATTAATTACTGGTACACTGTTAGTATAATTAAATAAAAGGCCAGGGGAGAGCCTGAATCTCCCCACAAAAAACAATTAGGGGATATGTGAACTTAAATGGCAACAGAGAATAAAAACTTTAAAGTTAAGAATGGAATAAATGTCGCAGGAGATGCCACATTTGATTCTAACGTCGTATTAGGTTCAACCCCCCTTAGATTTGACACAACAACAAACAAACTACAGATCCAATTAAATGGAACCTGGAGTCCAATTGCATTTGTGGCAGATATTCCAGATATGGCAACAGAAATAGGCTTTATGGATGTTGGTCTGGCTATTGATTACAATGGTCTTCCAATCTATACAGTTCAGGCAAACGGAGTAAGTACAACAGCAACTAAATTCGCAGACGGTGGAGCCCCATCAACTTCAACATATGGGTTAACATTCGATTCTGGAGTTATAGTCTAATAAAAAATAAATGCTATAATTAGCAAATAAGGGGTAATAAATATGTCAACAGTAAGAATTCAAGTAAGACGAGGAACAGCATCAGAATGGACCTCAGCAAATCCTACACTAGCCGCAGGTGAACTAGGTGTTGAAACAGACACCAGAAAAATTAAGGTCGGATCTGGAAGCACAGCATGGACCAGCCTTTCATACATTGCAGCAGACTCACCAGCAATTTCAGAAATTGCACAAGATGCAATTGATGCAGCCCTTTCAATGGGAGCAGGTCTTACAAAATCTTACAATGACAACGGTAATACAATTTCTATTAACATCGATGATTCTGTTGTTGCACTTAAAACTTATGTTGACTCCCAAGTAGGCTCATTACAAAATACTGTAACTCAAGACTACGTACCAGTAGAAGATGTTGGAAACCCTGGCGGACCAGCAAAATTAGATGTTGATGGAAATTTATTAATTCCTAAATCAAGCATTATAATTGAAGGATCTACAGCTAATGAATTTGAAACAACACTTACAGCAACAAATCCAACAGCAGATCGAACTATTTCTTTGCCAGATAATTCAGGAACCGTAGCTTTAGTAGGAGATATTGCAGAACTTTCACAAGATGCAATTAATGACTCTATTTCTGCAGGATTTGGTATAACAAAATCTTATAACGACAATACAAATACAATAGAATTAGTCGTAGACACCTCAGAAGTTGCAACTGTAGTAGCACTAAACTCAGTAGCTTCTTCTTTAAATATACATAAAGCAGCGCATGTTGCCACAACATCTGCCTTAGCAGCAACTTATACAGCAGGATCTGCTGATTTAGGAAATGGAACTGGAATTGGTGCAACATTAACAATGAACTCAAATGGAACATTATCAATAGATGATGTTTTATTAGTTGCAGGATATAGAGTTGTTGTAAAAGATCAAGCAAATAACATTCATAATGGTATTTATGAGGTTACAAATGCTGGATCAGCATCCGCCCCAGTAGTTTTAACTAGAGCTCAAGACTACAATAATTCAAATGAACAATTACCTCTTGATGTAGAACAGGGCGATGTTATCTACGTAATAAGCGGAACAGAAAATGGCCTAAAGCAATTTTCTCAAATATATACAGGAACAAATACAGATGGATCTGTTAGAATTGGTACAGATGCAATAGACTTTACACAAATATCAGGAACATCAAGCTTTAATGTAGGAGATGGAATACTTAAAACAGATAACACTATTCGTGTAGATACAGAATTTGTTTTAACTACAGCAGAAGCAGATACAACATATTTGAAAATTTTAGATGCAGGTACAACATACTTAAGCCAAGCAGATGCTGCATCAGATTATTTAACAATAACTGGTGCAGAAACAACTTATTTAACCCAAGCAAATGCTGGCACAACATATTTAACTCAAGCAAATGCAACAAGTACTTATTTTGCAAAAAATACAAATGAAATTGGCAATGCAAACATTGCATCTAATGCTGGTATTCAGGCTACAAAAATATCTGGAACTGCAATTACAGGAGCAGATACAGCAACAGTAACAAATACAATGCTTGCAGGATCTATTGCTAATGATAAGCTTTCTAATTCAACAATTTCAGGAAAAGCACTTGGAACTAATTTAGATGCATTAACAATTGGAACTGGTTTAACTGGTACATCTTATAATGGTTCATCACCAGTAACAGTTGAAATAGATTCAACAGTTGCTACTTTAACTGGCTCACAAACACTTACAAATAAAACAATTACTGCACCTCTTGGATTAGTAAAAGGAGATGTCGGCCTTGGTAACGTAGATAACACTACAGATGCTAATAAGCCAGTGTCATCAGCAACACAGACAGCTCTTGATCTAAAGGCACCGTTGGCCTCACCAGCACTTACTGGAGTCCCAACAGCCCCTACAGCAGCAGCAGCAACTAACACTACGCAAATTGCTACTACAGAGTTTGTTCGTGCAGAAGTTGCAGCACTTGTAAATAGTGCAGGTTCAACACTTGATACTCTTGGAGAAATTGCAACCGCTCTTGGAAATGATGCAAACTTAAGCACAACACTTACAAACAGCATTGCATTAAAAGCCCCACTTGATTCACCAACATTTACTGGAACAGTAACAGTTGCAGCAGCAGGTGTAGCATTTACAGATGGAACTCAAACTAAAGAAGGCGTTCCTTCAAGAACTCCAATTATTTCAAAAACTGCAAACTACACACTTTCAGCAGCATCTGAAAGAGATTCATTAATTGAAGTAAACTCTACAGATCCTGTAACAATTACAATTCCAACAAATTCAGCAGTTGCTTTCCCAACAGGAACAACACTAGATATACTTGGAGTTAATACAGGATTAATTACAATTGCAGGAGATACAGGCGTAACAGTAAATGCTACTCCTGGATTAAAACTACGTACTCAATGGTCATCATGTACATTATTCAAGAGAGCAGAAAACTCTTGGGTAGTATACGGCGACCTGAAGTCATAAGGAGAATTATAAATGAGTAAAAGAGCTGGTAGAAAATCACAGTCATCAAATGACTTTTTAGAGCCAAAACCCGTAGAAAATTTAACTGTAACAGATGTTGGAACAAGTAGGACGTATAACGATGGCGCAGCAGATCTTTCTTGGGAGCTACCAGCTGGATCACCGCCAGCAACTTCTTACTCAATAACAACAAATCCTAGCTCATCAACTTTTACAACATCAAATACATCATATAGAGTAGAAGGATTATCATCTGACACCTCTTATGTATTTTTAGTAACTGGATCTAATGCTGCTGGAACATCTGCTGCAACATCATCTAGTTCGACATTAATCACTACTGTACCAGCACAACCTGTTTCTGTAAGCGCATCTTCACCAACTGTAAATCAAGATAGCGTTTCCTGGTCATCAGGAGGAACTGGCGGTAAGACAATTACAAGCTATACCGTTGTTTCTTCAGATGGACCTGAGTACACAAATCAAACTTCACCAGCAACAATTTCAGAAACTGGAGGAACATCACAGACCTATACAATTTATGCAATAAATGCTAATGGAACGTCTTTGGGAGCAACCACCGCTTCTGTAACTACAACGGCACCGTTCTTCCCACCGTTCTTCCCGTACTTCCCACCGTTCTTCCCGTACTTCCCACCGTTCTTCCCGTACTTCCCACCGTTTTTCCCATTCTTCCCGTTCTTCCCACCGTTCTTCCCGTACTTCCCACCGTTCTTCCCGTACTTCCCACCGTTTTTCCCATTCTTCCCGTTCTTCCCACCGTTCTTCCCACCAAGATTTGGACCGTTCTTCCCACCAGCATTTGGACCTTACTTCGTCAGATGCGTAGATGGAGACACTTTAATATTAACAAGCGAAGGATTAAAACCTGCTAGAGATATTAAGATGGGTGACAAGTTGCTAACAGTAGACGCTAAAGCAATCTCTGAAGAGTCTAACTTTGCACCACTTCAAATAAATGTCAATGATTTGCAAATAGGAAATCTTGTACACACTGAAGTGACAAATATAATAGCCTCAGATAAAGTAGATAGAGTTTACTTTAACGATGACGTAACAGCTCAATTTACTGAAACTCACCCAATATTCGTAAAGCGAAATAATGAATATCGTGTAGTAGAAGCAGGCACAGTGCAAGAAGGAGATTCTTTAATAAAAATTAATCTAGAGTCTCTAAAAGAAACACTGTCTATGCCAGAGGTGATATCAGAAATAGAGGTTACAAAGGTAAATAAAGTAACTTTAGATTCACCAAAAGATGTATACACATTTAGTTGTGATTCATATAACTGGTATTTTGCTGGTAATATATTAACTCACAATAAATAGTAAAATAATTATTAGGGCCCAAAAGGCCCTAATAATCTTGACAATATATATATAATTATATATAATATATTTCTAGCAGAAAGAATAAAATGTCAGATATTTATGATATAGACAGCAATCCTTGGTTTACAAAAGATAGGTCGGAATCAACTTCTTTTAGAGTAGAAAGATCTTTTGGAAATATTAAAGTTTTAAATCCAGGAATTGGATTAAATATTTATCAATCAGCTATTACAAGCGATGTTTGTGAAACATCAATTAAAACATTAGAAGATAAATTAACTAACGGATCACTTTATAAATGGTCAGAGGCACAAGTTACAACTTCCGACAAGCCAGTAAAATCTGCAAGAGACTGTGTTGATTTTAAATTCAAGCCAGAAAACCTTGGACAAAGAAATGAAAACAATGCAGAACTTTTAGATATGCATAAATCAATATATGATGTATTAAAAAAATGTATAGATGATTATTGTCAATACTGGGGAATTAATGTAATATATTATGAAGCATTTAACTTTGTAAAATACACAAGCCCAGGACAACACTTTAGAGTTCATGCAGATCATGGACCGCATTATAATTGTACAGTATCTGCTGTAATTTATTTAAACGATAACTACGAAGGCGGAGAAATAGCATTTCCAAGATTAGACAAATTAGTATACAAACCAAAACGTGGTGATGTAGTGATATTCCCATCAAACTATATATATGAACACTCTTCAGAACCAATGATTTCTGGGGATAAGTATTCAGTTGTAGTTATGATGGATATTAATCTATTAGGACATAAGGAGAACAAATGACAAATACTCAGACATGGTCTAGCGCAGAAGATTTAGGTTCTGGAATTTGGGTGTACAGAGATGTTTTAACAAAAGATTTAAATTTAATTGAAAGATTAGAAAAAGAACTAGATGGCAAGTCTCCAAATTACACCTGGCAACCAGCATATGTTGGATATCAAGAAAGAATGCCAGAGTATAGAGAATGCGTTGATTTTAAATTTAAAAAAACAGACATAGAGCAAGACAAATCAGAAGTTTCTTTATCTTTACAGCAAATATGGCAAGACTGCTACGACAAACAAGCACCAGCAGTTCAAGATTATTGTAAAAAACATAATATACATAAACTGCAATACTGGGAAGCTTTTAATTTTATTAAATATGTGCCTGGTCATCACTTTATGGAACATCATGATCATGGGTTCTCCTATAACTGTACAGTTTCATTGGTAGGGTATTTAAATGACGACTATGAAGGTGGAGAGTTATATTTTAGATTACAAAATTTAAATATTAAGCCAAAAACAGGAGATTTATACATATTCCCATCTACATATATGTATCCTCATCAAGCTAAAGTAGTTAAATCAGGAACTAAATATTCTTTGGTTACAATGTTAGATTATAGTGCTAAATTCCATACTCAGGAAATGTATCAAGATACTGGCAACTAGTGTCAATACTAAAAGCGTACAAGACTAATCCAGACTCATTTATTATAGAGCCTCTTTCTATAAAAAGAGATTGGATGGAAAACACACCTGATAAACATGCTTATCATTGTTTTCCTGTCACTATGGCAAATTCAATTGGCTGGACACTCTCTTGTCCAGTTGATTTAAAATTTATATGGAATGGAATAACAGATACAACACCAGATACTGTTAAAATATTGTCTGGAGAGCAATACGGATATACTGGTAGAGGACAAGGAACAGTTAGTCTTATGACTGGTTTAATATTTAAATCAAAACAAGACGTCAGTTTATTAACTATAAATTGTTTAAATTACTTTTATGAAGACTTTGAAGTAATGGCTTCATTAATTAGTACATCATTTTATCCAAACGAATTACCATTAGCAATAAAAGCAAAAACTGCAAATAAAGAAATTATAATAAAAGCTGGCACTCCAATAGCAACAATTATTCCAATTTCATTAACTAAATTAAAGGATGAGTTTATAGAAATAGAAAATTTTATACACAATCCAGAATATGCTCAAAAACAAAAAAGTTATGGAGATGCTGCTCAAGAAATAAACAAATCTGGGCAGTGGACAGACTGGTATAGAGATGCTGTAGATGAAAATAAAAATTCAGTTGGATCACACGAAGTTAAATCATTAAAACTAAAAGTAATAGATAATACCTTGGATAAAAATAATGAATAATAAAATTAAATTTGTTTCTAATAGACCATGGCTAAACAAAGATAGTATATCAAAACCCTCCCCATCAATTAAAGAAATACCAGAATGGTTTAGGAAAGCAGATAGATTTGCAATAAATCCATTAACAAAAGATTACTGGAAAGGTCCAGACGGAGGCAAAATACCAACCTGGAAAGCGTGTCCAGCAATATTTGATATTCTTGGAACAGGATATGTTTTAAAAACTCCATGCGATGTTAAATTTTATTTAAAAAATAATAAAATGTCAGTAGAAATTAAAGAAGAAAAATATAAAGACTTTTGTTCTGAAAGACAACCAATGCCGCAATTTGTTCATCCGCAGGGATATTATAAAGAACATTTTGCATGGTATCCAGACTGGGCAATAGAACTTCCAGAAGGATATAGTGCATTATATACAACCCCATTTAATAGATTTGACTTGCCATTTCTTATGTCTGCAGGAATTGTAGATAATGATAAAATAAATTTACCAGGTACAATGCCCTTTTTTATTATAAAAGGATTTGAAGGCGTGATTCCAGCAGGAACACCTTATGCACAAATAATTCCATTTAAAAGAGAAGATTGGCACTCAGAAGTTTTTATAGAAAATCCAAATAGTCTATATAAAAAAAATCAAAATAACAGCGATAAATATAGAGTAAAAGATGGTGGAGTTTATAAAAATGAAGTTTGGTCTAAAAGAAACTATGAATAGGATGGTATAATAAATATATGGATAGAGAATTAGCTAATGATACAAAAAATTATAACAATAGGATTTCTATAACACCATCTGGATTTTTTGGATCTTCTCCAGATATGATTCAAGCAAGAGAAAATTTTATGACACCAGAAGAGTTAGAATTCCTATCTAATTGTGCAAGAAATATATCAGAGTGGGACGTCACACAAACACACTATAATGAAAATGGAACAATTATTTATGATTCATCTTATTGGGATAATAGGGTAGCGTCTAGACCTATTTTAGATAAAGCGGACCCAGAAATTTCAAATGTTATTGGAAGAATGGTTGATAGATTAAAAATTGAAGTAGATAACTTTTTTAAAGTCGATGCGTTTCCCACCAGCCCAGCAATAGTAAGGTGGATGCCAGGATATAAACAACTCCCTCATGCTGATAAAGAACTTCATGAGGGATTAGACGCAGGAAAACCAAATGATTTTCCGTACTATGACTTATCTGGATTATTTTATTTAAATGATGATTATGAGGGAGGGGAACTATATTTTCCACAGCATAACATACAATTTAAACCAAAACCAGGAGCAGCATATTTTTTTCCTGGAGATATGAATTATATTCATGGTGTTACTGAAATTACAAGTGGCATTAGATATGTAATCCCATTTTTTTGGACAATATTAAAGCACACTGGAGAAAAACAACTATGAGCAAAGAGATAGAGTTTATCTCTATATATCCTAAAATAAATGTTTATAAAAATGTTTTTAATGATGTTGATAGTTTTTTAGAAAAATCAAAAAAATTAACTAGTTGGGATTCATGGTATACATTTGGGGAAATGACTGCATTAGCAGAAAAAGTTTTAGAATTTGATAATTTTCCAACAAGAAATGAATTTATAAATTCAAGAGATTGGGAAATTAATGAAAATGAGTTTGAAAAACAAATTAAAAAAACATTATCTATAGAGGTGGGAGAAATTTTTTATGATGTAACCAGTCATTTTCTAAAAATGTACCCAGAAACCTCTTTACCAAATTACTATAAACAATCAGCTTCAATTAATAAATATATTAAAAATGGTGAAGGCGTATCTAAAAATTATTTTATGAATTACCATACAGATTTCGTACAAGCAGAAAAAGAGGTCCCAGGTAATAAATTTGGCATAACTACTACTTTTTACCTTAACGATGACTATGAAGATGGCGAAATTTGTTTTAAGATTAATGATGAGTTTATTTCTTATAAACCAAAAAAGGGAGACGTAATTGTTTTCCCTTCAAGACCACCGTACTACCACGGAGTTAAAAAAGCTTTTGGAAACGATAGATATATGATAAGATCTTTTTGGCAATATAAATATGAAGGTTCAAAAGAATGGCTAGATAATCAAAAAAAATATGGAAAAGACTTATGGGCACAGATGGAAAAAGAAAGAATAAAAGAAGAAGCTTTTGATAATCAAATAGATTCAGAATCTGTAAATAGATTTATGGGAAAAGATAATGGTAAATATTTATGAAACAATGTACTTGTGGAAGGTCTAATGCGTATCCATATTGCGATGGTACACATAAATTAAAAAAAATACAAAAAGAAGAAAATTTAGAGATTAAAGCAAAAGAGGAAAAAGAATGAAAAATGGAATTATAGAACATATAGATAAATCTAATTTTATTTATTTGCAAAACGAAGAAGTTCCTGTTGATAAAATGGGAGTCCTTGGTGTTAAAGTAAATACAATAGTAGAAATTCCTAATTTTATAGATCCTCAAATTGTTCCAAAAATGATAAACTTTTTTGAAAATTGTGATGTTGACTGGGGAGATATTGCATTTTATGGATCATCTGGAAAAGGAATTAAAACAGATGCAGAAACAATGAAAAAATTTGATCTCCCAGAAGGATTTTTTGATAAATTAAAAGATAAATATCAAGAAGCAGTTCAAACAGTATTTGAAAGAGAAGTTAGGGCAAATACATCTCATGCACAAAAATGGGACATTGGAGGATTTGCAAGCCCGCACTCAGATAATTCAGATAATGATGGAAAACCAAATGCTTTTGAAATAAATAAATATGTAGGAATATTGTATCTTAATGACGACTATGAGGGCGGAGAACTATACTTTTGTGATAAAGATAATAATATGGAAACGTATTTATCGTTTAAACCAAATGTTTATTCTTATTATGTTTTTCCTGGTGGTTATGAAAATATTCACGGAGTATCAGAAATAACTAAAGGTACAAGATACACCATGGTTTCATTCTGGGACTACGCAGATTCAGTTTATGATCAAGAAACATTAGATCGATGGGAAGAAGAAGAAAAAGAAGTAAGAAGGCAACAAGCAATTCAAAAAGAAGAATGGCTAAAAGGAAACAAATATGCTTAATGTAGAAAGATTTGATAAAATATCTTACTACAAAAATGTTATAAAAAATCCAGAATCTTTAATTGATTTAATAGAGGCATCAGATAAAAATTTAAATAATAATACAAGTATTCCTGTATGGCAAGAATGGATTGCAAGCGGGGACGAAGAGTATGTTTTTGGATATCAAAAAAGATTTAGTAGCTCTGTCGAATACGATACAGACCAGGATATACAAAAAATAAACTATATTCTTAAAAAAGCAATAGTCGACTCGTCAGAAGATTATTCAAAATATTATTCAATAAATATAGGTAGCCTAATGCCATTGTCTATAAGTAAATATTCTACTGGAAAATCTATGGGGCCACATGTTGATGATTATAATAACGGAGATGACCCTAATATATCAGTAGTGCTATATCTTAATGATAATTATGAAGGTGGAGAAATTAATTTTCCAAATCAAGATATAACTATAAAGCCAGAAGCAGGAAGCATTGTAATATTTCCATCTGTGGAGCCCTACTACCATCAGTCTTTACCAGTTATTTCTGGAATTAAATATATGTCTCCTGGATTTTGGCGTAAAACCCAACAAGGTGGTATAATTTAAAAATGGCCACTATTTCAAATGATAAAAACTGGAGATTTCCAGATTACACAGACTCCCCAGACATCCCAAGAGACATTTCATATTTAGCTGCTGATATTTCTGAATATATTGACAATCATCCTGGTCCAACTGGCGCAACTGGCGCAACTGGCGCAACGGGGCCATCAAACGTTTTATCTGTAGGAACAGTAACAACTGGAAACGCAGGCTCATCTGCCTCAGTTACAATTGCGGGCACATCGCCAAGCCAAACAATAAGTTTTACAATTCCTCGTGGAGATACTGGTGCAACTGGCTTAACTGGCGAACAAGGAATTCAAGGCGTACAAGGTATTCAAGGCGAACAAGGTATTCAAGGACTTAAAGGCGACAAAGGAGACACAGGAGAAACTGGAGCAACTGGTGCAACTGGACCAACTGGGCCACAAGGTGAACAAGGTATCCAAGGCATACAGGGAATTCAAGGAGAACAGGGAACTGGTGTTAATATACTTGGCTCTTATGCAAACTTAACAGCGCTACAAGCAGCACATCCTACTGGAAGTCCTGCAGATGCATATTTAATTAATAATGATTTATATGTTTGGTCACAATCAACATCTTCTTGGATAAATGTTGGAACAATAAGAGGTCCACAAGGAGATCAAGGAATACAAGGTATTCAAGGACTTAAAGGCGACAAGGGAGACACAGGAGATACTGGTGCAACTGGCGCAACTGGTCCGCAGGGTCCGCAAGGAGAACAAGGCATACAAGGAATTCAAGGTATTCAAGGAGAAACTGGTTTAACTGGAGCAACTGGAGAAACTGGTGCAGCTGGACAAGATTTAGTTTCAGTATTTACAATTGCACAAAAATCTTCATCTTACACAATAGTATCTTCAGATCTTGGAAAGCTAATAGAAATGTCAAGCGGAGGAACTATAACCGTACCGACAGACTCAGAGATATTTGCCGTAGGATCAACAGTTGATATTGTTCAAACTGGATCTTCACAAGTTACAATTGCAGGAGATACAGGTGTTACTGTTAATGCAACTCCTGGATTAAAATTAAGATCACAATGGTCATCTGTAACATTAATAAAAAGAGGAAATAATCTTTGGGTTGCACTTGGCGATTTGAGCGCCTAAAATGCCAAAATCAAGTCGTGGTAGACACGGAGTAAGAAAAACTTCAGTTCCAAATATTACTGGACAATCTTATACTACTACGCAAACATATTTAACAAATTTAGGATTTATATACATACAAACAACCACAGATACAAATACAGAATCAAATAATTTAGTAATATATTCACAAGGATTAACTAGCGGATCAGTAGTACCACTTGGAACACCTATACCATTTCAGTATTATGTTTATGTCCCACCATTCTTTCCACCTTTCTTTCCACCTTTCTTTCCACCTTTCTTTCCATTTTTCCCACCAGCCTTTCCTTTCTTCCCAGATTTTCCACCATACGTCCCACCAGTTGAGCCAATCCCACCATTCTTCCCATTCTTCCCATTCTTCCCACCAGCATTTCCATTCTTTCCATATTTTGCACCACCTTTCTTTCCATTTTTTCCACCAGCATTTGGTCCATACTTTACAAGATGCGTAGATGGAGATACCTTAATACTAACTAGCAATGGTCCAAAAAAAGCTAGAGATATTAAAATTGAAGATGTGCTTTTAACAGTTAATTTAGAATCATTAACCGAAGAATCAAATGCAACTCCATTACAAATTAATGTGCAAGATTTGAAGTTAAATAATTTAGTACATACTAAAGTTACAAATGTAATTGCTTCTAATAAAGTGGAAAGAGTATATTTTAACAACGATAAAACAGCTCAATTTACTGAAACTCATCCAATATTCGTAAAACGCAATAACGAGTATCGTGTAGTCGAAGCAGGCACAGTTCAAGAAGGAGATTTTTTAATAACTATTAATCCAGATGAATTATCAGAAAATTTAGATATTAATAAAATTATATCAGAAACAGTGGTCACTAAGGTAAATAAAAATATTTTAAATCTTGAAAAAGATGTTTATACATTTAGCTGCGATCCATACAATTGGTATTTTGCAGGAAATATATTAACACACAATAAATAATCAGGGGATAAACGGTAAAATGTCATATAAGATTAAAATATTAAAAGACCATCCAGTTGGATTCTGGCAACTAGATGACGTTGCAGTAAATCCAACTTTTGACTTTACTGATATTTTAGATAAATATGATACATACCAAGATCTTCTAGATGCGTATGAAGAATATGGAAACATTAACTATTTAGCAGAAGACAGTTCTGGATGCTCTAATTTTGGTTTATATGTAGGAGACTTTAATAATAATCCAAAACATTTTCCTTTATCTCCAAGCGGTAATCATTCTATAGAAATTACATCCTCTAAAAGCATAGAATTTCCAATTGTTAATAGTTATTATAAAAACAATGCTCCTGGAGGATTTGGTACAATTTATTATGGAGATAATGATTTTACACTAGAATGCTGGATGTATCCAGAAATAAGTACAGACTCTTTAACTACAATATTAGGAGACAGTACAAAAAATGTTGGAATATTTTATGAAAATGGAAACATAATTTTTAAACTAGGTCAAGAAATTTTAGAACATACTTTACCATTTATTAATAAATCTATACACATAGCCTGCGTGTATTCAGTCACAGAAGCTCACATATACATAGATGGTAATCTTTGTGTAAGTAAATTAATATCATCTAATCCATTTACAAACAATGAAATATTATTAACTTCTGGACCTACATCAGACTCAGACGATAAGTTTTTAATAGATGACGTAGCGGTATATAGATACGGGCTGCCTTATGTAAAAATACTAGATCACTATTCTAATCATAGCCATACTAATCCTTCTCAAATATCTCAAACAGATAATGGAGAATTTTTTGAATTTTATGACACCGATATAAGTAAAGTTTTTACATATTCTTATCCTTTTAATAGAACATGGGAAGAATTAATAACAGACGATTTATATTATGATCAAACAAATAAGTATATTCAAATTAAAAAAGGCGAAACTCTTGATAGCAAAACAGTTATATTGACAGATACTATATATTTACCAGCGGCGACAATTATGGATTCTTCAAAAATAGAATGGTTTGCGGATAATGGGATAACTGTTCAAACCAGTACAGACGGAATAAACTATAGCGCATGTGTAAATGGAGAATCTATTCCACAATACAAAAGTTCAGAATTTAGTAGCAGTAAGGTTTTAAATATAAAAATAATAATGTCTTCTGGAAACATATCTAAGTATCTACCAAAATTATATAATTTAGATATTAGTTTTTATAATAATCAAATAATGTATTCTAAAAATGGATCAAGTTATTTATCAAAAATTCAAGGCCTAGATTTTTATTTAGGTAAAGATGTGTATTCAATTGTAAATAGAGATCCGAGAAACGGGGCATTGGTCCCAGAAAACTCTGGATTTAAAATTAATCTTTCTGAATTAAAGCAGTCTATAGAATTTTTTTATACTCCCTATTCTTTAAACAAAAGCCTACTTGTTAGCTCTATTGTAAACGGAGTAGGAGCGGCTAGCGAATATTCATGGAATACAAATGGGTCAATTAATAAAACAAATATAGCCTCTATATATGTTAATGGGGTAGATGTATCTTCCCAAACCCTAATATCTAATATATTTAAGGTAAATGATATACACCATGTCGTTATTAATTTTACAGCTCCAATATATGGGGAAGTTACAGTAAATTATAAATCCTCTGGATCAGTTAAATCTTTATATCAATATATGTCATTTTATAAGGAATTGCTAGACTATAATAAGATTATTAATCATTATGATTTATATACCTCTAGGCAGTCCTATCAAACCAGCGGATCTTCCATAACCTTGTCCGAAAATTCAATAAACCTATATAATAATGACTGGCTTGTGATACAAAACTCATAATCCTGTCAATTGTCTTGACAAAATATGGACTTTAACCACAAGTAATGGTAGAATTAATACCTAATGGATATTAAAAATGTTAATCAAAAAGTAATAGAAGAAACAACTTTAGGAATATACGTATGGGAAATGCCAGACGGAAGATGGATTGGCGATGACGATGGAAACTTTTTATCAATAACAGCTAAAAAAGGTAATCGATCAAAGATAGATTTATTGGCTAGAGAAGTAAGATCATTTGGAATATACGAAGGCCAACCTAAATTTTTATCAGGCAGACGTAAAATCGATGATGAAGAATTTGAACATCAAAAACAAAGATTAGATTGGGGTCTAACACCAGATCCACTAGATATCGGCGTATACAAAGATTCAATTAAAAATGGAGGAAAGCCTTAATGGAATTTATTAATGATGATACAGAGTTTGTTCAAAATATAGATATATCAAATTCTGCTGATTGGGCAAGATTTAATAGCAAAGAGGTTGTAGTAGATAATGACCCATTTAATATCGGAGAATCAGAATTAAAAAAAGTTAATGGCCTTAGCACTAATTTTAAACGAAAAATGTCTAGAGAGTTTTCAAAAAGATTTATTGGTCAAGACGGAACTGGAACGCAACAAAATTTATTGCAACAGGCAGTTACTGGATATGCAATGTTCGATTTGGTTCAACCAGTCTATAACCTAGAATACCTTTCAAAAATTTATGAAATATCACCGTACAACTACGCAGCAATTAATGCAAAGGTTGCAAATATTGTAGGACTTGGGTATACATTTATAGAAACAAAAAAAGCAAATGATGCTTTAGACAATATTTCAGACGACAAACAATTAGATAGAGCACGTAGAAAATTAAACAAGCTTCGCCAAGATTTAGATAATTGGCTAGAAGAAACAAATGAAGAAGAAACATTTACAGAAACATTAATTAAAGCCTATACAGATTTAGAAGCTACGGGTAATGGATTTATTGAAATTGGTAGAACTACTTCAGGAAACATAGGATATGTCGGACATATCCCAGCTAAGACCATGCGTGTTCGTCGTTTGCGTGATGGATTTATTCAATTGTTATACGGAAAAGCCGTATACTTTAGAAATTTCGGTGATCAAGAAACTCCTAATCCAATAGCCGACGGAACAGATAGACCAAATGAAATTATTCATTTAAAGAAATATACACCAATGAACAATTACTATGGCTTGCCAGATATAGTCGCAGCACAAACATCAATGGCTGGCAATGAGTTTGCTGGTAAATATAATTTAGATTATTTTGAAAATAAAGCAGTTCCAAGATATATAATTACTGTTAAGGGCGCAAAGCTCTCACCAGAATCTGAAAGAAAACTATTGGAGTTTTTTCAAGTAGGGCTAAAGGGTAAAAATCATAGATCTCTATATGTCCCACTTCCACCAGATAGCCCAGACTCAAAAGTTGAATTTAAAATGGAGCCAATTGAGGCAAACTCTCAAGAGTCTTCATTTAATGTTTATCGTAAATCAAATAGAGATGAAATACTATTAGCTCATAGAGTTCCTATAAATAAAATAGGGGTTCCAGAGGGAATTAGTTTGGCGTCTGCTCGTGATGCAGATAAAATGTTTAAAGAGCAAGTATGTAGACCAGCACAAGATATTTTAGAGAAAAAATTAAATAGAATTATTTCAGAAAAAACAGATGCATTAATGCTTAAATTTAATGAATTAACTTTAACAGATGAGGACACTCAGTCTAAAATTGATGAGCGATATTTAAGAATGCAAGTAATTACCCCAAATGAAGTTAGAATTAGAAAGGGCATGGTTCCTAGGGATGGCGGAGATGATGTCGTTGATTTAAAAGCACAGGGAGCGGCAGAGCAAAGAGCCCAGGCTGGTAATTCAAGACAAAGAACTCAGGAGAGATCTGCAAATTCTCCCGATATTTCTGGGGAGGCCAGAAATCCAAAAGGTGAGGGTAGAACCACAGCTTAATTATTAGGCAACTAGTTATTTGCCTTTTTATGTATACAAAGATAAAATTAAGCATATGAATATCGAAAAATCTTATTGGTCCAGTAATGGCGATGATATTAGTTTATCTATTCCTTTCACAAAAGTCAATCGTGAAAAGAGAACAGTTTCTGGTTTTGCAACACTAGACAACATTGATCAAACAGGAGATGTTGTAACCGCAGAGGCAAGCTTAAAAGCTTTTGAAGGTTTTAGAGGCAATATCAGAGAAATGCATTCATCCAATGCAGTTGGTAAAATGGTTTCATTTAGACCAGAAACTTATTACGATACAAAATCAGGTGAATTTTATAATGGAGTATATGTAGATGCATACATATCAAAAGGCGCACAAGATACCTGGGAAAAGGTTTTAGACGGAACTCTTCAAGGATTTTCAATTGGCGGAAAGATTGTAGATTCAGAAAACGAAGTAAATAAGTCTACAGGAAATCCAGTAAGATTTATTAAAGAATACTCATTGATAGAACTATCAGTTGTAGATTCACCAGCAAATGAATTATGTAATATTTTATCTATTCAAAAAATGAATGGACAATTAATTTTTAAAGGAATAGCAGCAGATACCATTACGGAAAATATTTTTTATTGTGAAGATAGTGATTCCGTATTTATGTCAACAGAAGCAACCTATACCTCACCAGTAACTGGCAAACTAGCAAGTTTAATTGGCTGGGTAGAAACTAACGATGTTAACAAAGCAAAAGAAATAGATAAAATTCTTGCTTCATTTAAGAAGTCAAGATTTACGTTGCCTGAAACACAAATAGCAAAACAGGCAAACGCAAAAGGAGGTAATGAAGTGTCAGAAAACACAGAAACAGTAGCAGTTGAAGAAACTGCTCCAGTAGAAGTTTCAATCCCTGCAGAAGCAGTAATTGAAAAAGCTGTTACAGAAGATGTAGTAGCAGATGCTTCTGCCGAAATCGTTGAAAAAGCAGCAGACGTCTCAGAAGTCGTCGTTGATGAACCTGATTTTGCAAAAATGTTAGGTGACCTAAAAGGCTTTTTCTCAGAAACTCTAAGCAAGGCTTCAGAAGCAAATGCAGCACAAGTTACAACTATTAAAGAAACAGTTGAATCTTTTAGCAAGAGCGTAGAAGCCAGAATATCAGAGTTGGCAGAACAACACTCAGAACTCAACAAAACTGTTGAGAACATCAAAAACACGATTGATGGTGTAGAAAAGCGTGTCGATGCAGTAGAATCAGAGACTGCAATTAAGAAGTCCTCAGACCTTGGCGGGTCTCAGGAAGTAAAAATCCAAAAATCAAAATGGAATGGTTCTTTCCTCGGTTCCGTAAACGAACTATTTAAATAAAGGGTAGGTAAACAAATTATGAGCAATGAATTATTAGAAAAGGCAATTGCAACTGGCACAACAGCCACAGGCACTTTCGCTTCAACAACTGGAGGAGAGGGAATTCACACAGGGTCAGAAAGTGGCAATGGTGGATTACTTAATCCAGAACAATCAGCTCGATTTCTAGACTACATGTTCGACGCAACCGTAATTGGTAAAGTCGCACGTACCGTTAGAATGAAATCTGATACAACTGAAATTGATCGCATGGGCGTAGGCGAAAAGCTTATGAAGCTTGCGACAGAAGGAGATGACGCAAACAGTGGCAACTCTGCTGTGACATTCTCAAAAATTTCTTTGACAACAAAGAAGTTACGTCTAGATTGGGAACTTTCAACTGAGTCTCTAGAAGACAACATTGAAGGTGCAGATCTAGAAGATCATATTGCACGTCTGATGGCAACACAGGCTGGTAATGATATTGAAGACTTGGTTCTTAACGGAAACACAGCTCTATCATCTGATCAACTTTACAAAGCATTTGACGGAACAGTTAAGCTTGCAAAAGCAAACGGTCACGTAGTAGATGCAGGTGGAGCCGCAATTAGTCGTGCTACATTTAATAGCGCATTAAAGGCACTTCCACGTAAGTACAAGCAACGTCGTACAGACCTTCGCTTCTTGTCAGGTTCAAACTTGATTCAAGATTACTTATACTCAGCATCATTACTTGGTGCAGATGGATCAGCTAACCCACAAGATATCGCTTCAAGCGTTATCCGTGGAGGCGTACAGCCACTAGGCGGTCCAGCAGGATACGTAGCACCTTTCGCATTTGGTATTCCAATTGTTGAAGTTCCGCTACTAAGCGAGACACAAACTGGCTCATACTCAGGAGCAACAGGATCACACGGTGACGTCCACTTGACATTCCCAAATAACGTAGTTATTGGTATCAAGCGTGATGTAACTGTATACCGATTCTTCTGGCCAAAGAAGGACTCAATCGAGTACACAATGTATACTCGTGTTGGCGTTCAAATTGAGCAAGCAGACGCTTGGGTAGTAGTAAAGAACGTTAAGATTGCTTCCTAATTAGGAATTAGTCTAAATAAAAGCCCCCAATTAATTTTGGGGGCTTTTCATTTGAATTTAGTAATGATATAATTAAAGAACTAGACTAAGGAGAATATATGTCATTTGAGACATTAAAACTATCTGAAATAAAAAAAATAGCCGAAGACTTTGGCGTAGACATACAAGCATTAAAAAGCAAGAACGATATCATTGCATCATTAGCTGAAGAAGGCGTGACATGGTCAATATATCAAAAGACTATTAAAGACATAGACGACAATAAAGAAGAGATTGAAGTTTTACCAAGATTTGATGCTAAAAAGAGTCAAGACAAAGATTCAGTTTTAGTTAGAATGGAAAGAGCAAATCATAGATACGATGCTATGGGATTTACATTTACAAGTACACACCCATTTGTAGCAATGTCTGAAGAACAAGCTCAAGAAATTTTTGATAGGGAGGAAGGTTTTAGATTAGCCACACCAAAGGAAGTTCAAGACTTCTATAACTAATCTAAGCCTTTTAATATGGCAGAGATATTAATTAATTCACAATCACCGATTGTCCATCAGATCTTTTGGAATGGTGACATTGCAGATGCTGACGCCTTGCCTGTTGTAAAAATATATGACGTAACGCTAGATGCAACAATTAGTCCTGCCGTACTATCAACAACCGTACTTAACACAATAACTTCTACCCTAGACGAAAATAATCCTGGAACATATTATGTTAACGTCCCTTATGCTCTTACAAATAGAAACAAGACATTAAAGGTTAGTTGGGAATACTCCGTGGGAGGAGTGGCGGTAGTAAGAACAGATGAGATACAAGTAATAACTCCATACGTAGATTTTAACTATATTCAAGATCTTGGATACAGCACAGATTCTTCAGACCCATCATATAAGTCTTACAAGGAATTAATTAGAGCAGAAAGATATGCTCGTAAGCAAATAGAGCAATACACAGGTCAAAAGTTTTATCTTTATGATGAAACTGTAATGGTATATGGGCATGAGTATGATACCCTTCCTCTACCAGCTAAAATAAATAAGTTACACACTTTGTCCGTAAACGACATATTGCTTTTAGATAACATCAACAATATTGACAACTGGAACTTTCCAGTTCAAATTTCTGAAAGCGGATATGGAATTAGAATTAATAGAGCAGGAATTGTAGACAATACCGTATACACTGCTAATGGAATGGTTCCTCCAAGCATTCACGATTATTCAGGAGTGTTTAACTCTGGAGTTCCCTACAAAGTATTTGCAAGATTTGGCTGGGAAAAGGTTCCTGAGAACGTAGAATTAGCAACAGCTGAATTGATGAAAGATTATTTTTCTAAAGATACTGTATGGCGCAACAAGTACGTAAAGTCTATATCGACATTTGACTGGGACTTTGAGTACAGGGGAGATGCCTACACTGGCACAGGTAATGCCCTAGCAGATAATCTTTTAGCCGAATATGTCTTAACAATTAAAGCAGAGATTATATAATGAGTAGCATCGTAGACTCTGTCTTGTCTATGAATTTAGATGTTTATAGACAGTCTGAAATTCAAAATGAAGATACGGGCGCAATTGTAAAAGAATGGAATTACTATAAAACAATTGCATGTCACGCAAAGGGTGTAATCAGCAACTCTGCAACGACTCGTTCTAGCGACAAACAAATATTTTCAAACAAGTATTTAAATGATCAAATCATCCAGGTAAGAACTTCTGAAAAATTAACGGCCAGAGAAAAAGTAACCAACATAAGAGATGTTGAGGGTAACACAATCTGGAATGAAATTAATTATCCAAACGAGACCCCAACAGTATTTGAAGTAATGGGAACAACACCAATGACAGATCCATTTGGAAGAGTGATTGCTTATAACTCATCCCTAAAGAGATCGGAGAATCAGCAAATTGGAATCTAACGCAATGCTTCTCCAGGCTGCTTCTGGTCTTGAGAGATTAATGTATAATAAAAATCCAAAGGGCGCCATTAATGATAGTAATGTGGCGCAAATATCAGCAGCCTTATATTACCAAGCTAATGTAATAGCCAAACTAAGTAATAGCAAAAAGTTTAAAAATTCTTTTAAAAAAATAGTATTTACTCAAATAGAAAAAGATTTTGGAAATTATATAGATGCTCAGGCAAGAACAAAGCCTAAATCATTTCACCATGTATATGAATGGA